ACTGGGATATCTACATTAGATTATCTTGAGTTGTATCGTAAGTTTACTTACACTAACCAAGAATCATATCGTCTGGACCACATCGCATTTGTAGAACTGGGGCAGAAGAAACTGGATCACAGTGAGTATGATACTTTTAAAGAGTTCTACGATAATGACTGGCAAAAGTTTGTAGAGTACAACATCATTGACGTTCGTCTGGTTGACAAGTTAGATGACAAGATGAAACTACTTGAACTTGCTGTGGTTATGGCATATGATGCCAAGGTAAACTTTGAAGATGTATACTCACAGGTTCGTATGTGGGATAACATCATCTATGTTTATCTTGCTCGTAGAAACGTTGCTATTCCACCTAAACGTCAAAGTACAAAGGATAATAAGTATGCTGGTGCGTATGTTAAGGAACCTATTCCGGGGATCTATGACTGGGTTGTCTCTTTTGACCTCAACTCCCTATACCCTCACCTCATTATGCAATACAACCTCTCGCCAGAGACGCTATTGCCTACTAAACACCCGTCAGCGAACGTTGAGAGACTGCTGAACAAGGAGATTGACCTGTCTGACCTAAAGGGGCAGACAGTGTGTCCTAACGGCACCCTGTACACTACAGAGACCCATGGTTTCTTGCCCGAGTTGATGGATAAAATCTATCAAGAACGTACCATTTACAAGAAGAAGATGCTCGCTGCCAAGCAGCAGTATGAAAAGACTCCTACCATCCAGTTGCAGAAAGAAATCTCTCGCTGTAACAACATTCAGATGGCAAGGAAGATCCAACTCAACTCTGCTTATGGTGCTATCGGTAACGAACACTTCCGATACTATCGTCTTGAGATTGCAGAAGCGATTACAACATCTGGTCAGTTGTCTATTCGTTGGATTAGTAACAAGACCAATGATTACTTAAACAAAGTTCTGAAAACTAATGATGTTGATTACGTTATTGCTTGCGACACCGATTCTATGTATCTTAACCTCGGTCCTTTGGTGCAGAAGGTATTCGCCGGACGAGAGGCAGATGATGAGAGCATTGTTAGGTTCCTTGACAAGGTGTGTGAAGTGGAATTTGAGAAGTTTATTGAAAGTTCTTACCAAGAACTCGCCACTTATGTTCGGGCATACTCGCAGAAGATGAAGATGAAGCGGGAGAACATCGCTAACCGTGGCATCTGGACTGCCAAGAAGCGATATATCCTCAACGTCTGGGACAGTGAGGGTGTACGTTATTCCGAACCCAAGATGAAGATCTGTGGTATGGAAACGGCACGTTCATCTACTCCAGCATTCTTTCGTGATAAACTTAAGAAAGCTTATGCCATTATTATTAATGGTACTAACGATGATGTCATTGACTTCATCCAAAAAGTTAAAGAAGATAGTCGCCAAGAAGAGTATGCAAACATTGCATTCCCTCGTGGTGTAAATAATCTTTCCAAATACAAAAGTGTTCACGACATTTACGAAAAGGGAACTCCTATTCATGTTAGGGGAGCATTGCTTTACAATTTCTATATTAACAAGTATAATGTGGAGAACAAGTATGCTCGTATTCAAGAAGGAGAGAAGATTAAATTCTTATATCTTAAAGAACCAAATCCTATTGGGGAAAACGTTATTTCTTTCATGAGTCGCATACCAAACGAGCTCAATGTAGAAAAGTATATTGATTACAATCTACAATTTGAGAAATCATTCTTCTGTCCGTTAGAGAATGTACTAAAATGCATTGGGTGGCAGAGCAAAAAAACAGTATCACTTTTATCATTCTTCTAATATGGATTTTTTATCACAAGTAATTAAGGACAGCAAAAATGAGTTTGCTTCTCTTGCATCTGATGGTATTGCTGCTGGTGACGTTGAAACTTTTGTTGATACTGGTAGTTATATCTTTAATGCCCTGGTTAGTGGCAGCATTTTTGGAGGTATTCCCTCCAATAAGATCACTGCTCTTGCAGGAGAATCAGGGACTGGAAAGACTTTCTTTTGCCTTTCTGTCGTTCGTAATTTCCTTGATCTTGATCCTGGCGCTGGCGTCCTTTATTTTGAAACCGAGTCTGCTATTAGTAAGCAGATGATTGAGAGTCGTGGCATCGACTCCAAGCGTATGGTGATCTTCCCTGTCAATACAGTGGAGGAGTTCAGGACCCAGGCAGTCAGGATCATTGACAAATATGTAGAACAACCTAAAGAAACTCGCAAACCACTGATGTTTGTGTTAGACTCTCTTGGTATGCTAGCCACCAACAAAGAAGTGCAAGACGCTACGGACGACAAGCAAGTTCGTGACATGACAAAATCACAATTGATTAAGTCCTGCTTCCGTATCTTGACTTTGAAACTTGGTAAAGCTAATATACCTATGTTAGTTACTAATCACACTTATGATGTCATCGGTTCTTATGTCCCTACAAAAGAAATGGGGGGAGGCAGCGGACTCAAGTATTCTGCTAGTACAATCGTTTATCTCGGAAAGAAAAAGGAGAAAGATGGAACGGTACTCGTCGGAAACATTATCAAATGCGAGGCTAAAAAGTCTCGTCTGACAAGAGAAGGTTCCAAGATTGAAACAAGACTGTTCTTTGATGAACGTGGACTTGAAAAATATTATGGTCTGTTGGAGTTGGGAGAGAGAGCAGGACTGTGGAAGAATGTTGCTGGTCGGTATGAAATCGACGGCAAGAAAGTATATGCAAAGGCAATCTTAAAAGATCCGGAAACATATTTTACACAGGATGTTCTTGATAAATTAGATAAGCAGGCACAACGAGAATTTTTATACGGAGCAGATGATGACGGAGAGTCTTGAGCAAACAATCTTAAGAAATCTGATATGCAGTGAAGATTACTTTCGTAAGGTTGTTCCTTTCCTTAAGAAAGAGTACTTTCAAGAGCAGCATCAACAGATTATCTTTGATGAGATTCAAGAATTCGCTTCTACATATGATAGGTTTCCTACCAAGGAAGTTTTAATCATCAACTTGCAACAAAGAAATGACCTCACTGAAGAAACTTATCAAACGTCTGTTCAACAGATCAACTCCTTTACAGACGAGTGGGTTGACATCAAGTGGCTCACAGACTCCACAGAAAAATGGTGTCAAGAACGAGCCGTCTACAATGCCATCTTACGGTCTATCAAAATCGCAGAAGGAGGCGATAGCGAAGTATCAAAGGACTCGATTCCAAGCATACTCCAAGAGGCCCTGGCAGTATCTTTCGACGAATACATCGGACACGACTACGTACAAAATGTAGACGAAAGATATGACTACTACCACCTGGAGGAGCATAAGATTCCGTTTGATATTGACAAACTAAATCTTGTAACTAAAGGTGGTCTGCCTAATAAGACACTTAATGTTGCTCTCGCTGGTACAGGTGTTGGTAAGTCTTTGTTCATGTGTCACATGGCAGCTGCATGTTTATCCATAGGATATAATGTGTTGTATATCACGATGGAGATGGCAGAAGAAAAGATTGCTGAACGTATTGATGCTAATCTTCTCAATGTAAATATTCAGGATATTGGTTCTATCCCTGAAGATATATTCAAGAATCGTGTTAACGAGATTGGTAGGAAGTCTCAAGGTAAACTGATCATTAAAGAGTATCCTACAGCAGCAGCACACACAGGACACTTCAAATCTTTATTGAACGATCTGTCACTCAAGAAAGACTTCAGACCTAACATAATCTTCATTGATTATCTTAACATCTGTGCTTCATCACGATACAAAGGACACATTGTTAACTCTTATACCTATGTCAAAGCGATTGCGGAAGAGTTACGTGGTCTTGCGGTTGAGCATGATCTACCTATTGTCACTGCTACTCAAACTACTCGCAGTGGTTTTGGGAATAGTGATGTTGACCTTACAGATACTTCTGAATCTTTTGGTCTTCCCGCTACTGCCGATCTTATGCTTGCTCTCATATCTACTGAAGAGTTAGAGCAGTCAGGTCGTATCATGATCAAGCAACTCAAGAACAGATACAACGATGCTGCCTACTATCGCCGTTTCACAGTGGGGATTGACAGGGCGAAGATGAAGTTGTATAATGTTGATGACTCTGAAGGTGATATCACGTCCGATCAAGAGGACGAGACATATGAAGCACTTGAAGATATCTCAACCAAACAATCCAGATTAGATAAATTTTCCCAATTCGTAATTTAAACATGACTATTAAATTTGACCGCTATGAAGAATTTGTGGCAGCAGTTACTTCAGAAGCTTCTACAAACTTCGTTGACTTTGCTGATCGTATTGGCGCTCTTGATAGACAAGGTGCCAATATTGAGAGACTTCTTACTGCTGGTGTTGGAATTAATGCTGAAGGGGGTGAGTTCCTTGAGATCATTAAAAAAATGGTCTTCCAAGGAAAACCGTGGAACGAAGATAACCGCGAGCATCTTATTATTGAGTTGGGTGATGTTATGTGGTACGTTGCTCAAGCTACAATGGCACTTGATATATCCTTCGATGAGGTAATCGAAACTAATGTCAACAAACTCAAGAAGCGTTACCCTGGTGGAGAGTTTAATGTT